TTCATATGCTCTGGGAGAATCGGATTCTGTTGCCACCTTTAATATTCCGTCTAATGCAGTCATTCCAGTATCAATCAGAGAAGAAATATTCTGTCGAGCAGAATTAAAATCTCCTGTTAAATCTGTAGACTCTTTTTCTGGAACAGGTTTAACTATTGAAGTAGTTTCTTCTGGTGTAAATTTGATATTCAGTGCATCTGATATTTTTTCATTACTAGATTTCATGGATTTCCTTCGGGAGACCAAACAATACTTGACGGACCGATATCAGCGTCTCCGGTATATCCAATATCTAAAATAAAATTATTTCCAGTCAAGCCGTCAAACAAATTAATGTCACTAGTTTCAATAACACCAGTAGTATTAGTTTTTGTGGGCGAGTAAATGTAACCTTTCATATTAAACTGCAACACAGAAACTATTGATCTACGCTGATCGAATGTTCCTTCATAATCTTCGTTAATATCTATGTCCATTAGAACAATAGGAACATCTACTCGTTGGTACAGTTCGTTCATATTCATTGTAACAGTAAAGTCTGGAGTAAAATACGGAGCAATTTGTTCAATTACTTGTAAATTGTGTTGCATACTTCTAGAAAATACATACAGTGCAAATGTAAAATTATAAGGAGATTCTGAAAAAGCTTGTTTTTGAACATTGTTAAGAATTTTTGTTTTCTTTTGTAGTTTGTTTATTCTGCGTCCAGGATCGTATTGAATATTTACCAGTTCAAATCCCATTCTCGGTAAATCCATTTGAATATGAGTTTTATCTGTTATGCCACTTTCGTTTATAATTATTTGAATAAATTTTTCTTTTGCACCAAATGATATTGGAACTCTTCTTTTTTCTGTTTGGCCGTTTCTTTCAGTCATGGTATAAACAGAACTAAACAACGAACCGAATGCAATAACATGTTTTTTAATAATATCGTCAAATCCGCTTTCTAAAATCTGATTAAACATTAATAATTTCCTTCAGAAAACGGATCAATATCAGTAAAATCAAAAATAGTCATTGTAGATTGTTTCAAGTCATTGTTGTCATTTACATTTTTGCCGGTAAACGGATCTGTTGGAATTATTCTGTCACTGGATGTTCCCGCCACTCGGAAGTAATATTCTGCACCCGATACACTTCCCTTGACGGTTTGAGTTTGACTATAAGAGAAGGCACCACTAATTCCAGACAGATACAGTGCGTTCATTGTTGTGCCGTGAATTATATCTACCACCGTAGCAGTTGCTGTTGCATTTGTTAAAGTAGAACCGGGTCCGGTTACTCCTAATACTTGAAATACTAATTCGCCGTCTCTGATTTCATTTGATCCAGTAATAGGACTTCCGTGAATATACGATATAATCGCAGGAGTTTTTCTTTCTGTTTCTATGACATCTACATCGGTAACTCCAACATCGATGGTTTCTCCGTCGTATGTGAACAGTTCCAGAGTAAGAGTGTATGTAGTTAATCCTCCTAATTGATAAAATGGAAATTCGTCTTCTACATAATTGATTTCAAACAAAGACTTGGAAAGAGGAAGATATATTAAATCTCCAACACGAGGCTTGAGTATCTCTGTTCTTTTAAGTTTTATTTCTTCTTCGAATCTGGTTTTAGATAACAGTATAGTGCAACGATCTGTTATTTGTACACCAAATTTTGCTATAACGTCTCGGTTTCCTTGAAAACGATCTACGTCTACCAGATAGGCCTCTATCGGATATCCTTCGGTAAATTTTGCTTCCGGATCTTCTCCGAATATGTTGTCTATATTCAAATAATCTCTAGGAATATACAGAACATCTCGACCCATTGCACGAATAGTTTCAATAGTCAATTCATTGATGAGTTTTTGTTCTCGATCAGAATCGTATGATCTGAAATACGGATTTGTCGCCATACATTATCCTATGAAAAAGTCAGAAGGTAATTCGTGTGTTCCTCTTATCTCGTTTTCGATTAATTCTATTTCTTGCATTGCCTCTTGTTGAATTGCAGCACCTCGAGTGGTGATTCCACCAGGCAATTGAACTCCATCAAATTTTGCCATATTCGCTCCCCATTGTCGTTTAATTAGGGCAGTAACATATTTTTTTAGTAGTCTGTCATCGTATATCTCATTGTATTTGTTTGGATCTAATGCAGCATAGGCCTCAATAACCATAACTGCACCTGCTGATAATTCTTCCATGGATCCGTCAATATAAATTCTATTTTTAACTTTACTAAATCTTATAGATTTTTCTGGAGCAAAAAATTGTTCAATTAAATTAATATATCGTTTTGTTGCACTGTATTGAGGAAGACCCAGTGAGGCCTGAGAGGCCAATCCTCTATTGATACCAAAATAATCTGTTAGGGCAAGTTGATATCTAATATCAAACATATTAATATTAGAAAAATTACTAAAACGAAACAACTTTACAACACTTACTATAGTTGTTCCGTCAGGTCCGTCTCCTGTTATACCACTAGGATTAGTTAAGGTTTCTGTATCAATATATCGTTTTTGTATATTATCTTCTGTCATTGTATGACGAAAATACACTTTTTCTACTCCGTCAAAGTGTCGTTCTGCAAACAATTCTAGCGCATCGTCTACGCGATCCAGACATTGTTCGTGATCTACGTTGATGTCTATTACAGGATGACCTAATGCCCTGAGTGCGTATTTAATAATTTTATCTTTTGAGTTAATATTTCCCATTATTGCTCCATTTTATTTATAAGGAGCTGGGCCTTCACTCAAAAATATTTAACTCTTGGGATCTTCTGGCATAGTTACTGGAACCGAGGTTAATTCTTCAAATTTCATCTTTTCAATATAGGCTCGACGAGTAATTGGTGCAACAGATTCTTCTGGTGCAGATTCTTTATAATTAGAAAATCCAGGCATTTGAAGAGGACAAGACAGTTTTGGATAATCTAGTTTACTGTATTCTTCTGCAGTACCGTTTAACCAAGTAAGAGGCTTATCTCCACATCCACATCCTCCACAAAAGAATTTTCCTGGTGTCGCACTTGTTTGTAAGTATTCACAAGCAGGCAATACTCCACCAGAATCTTTATTCCCAAAACAACTCAATACTCGTAATTGTTTTAAAGGAATGTTTACCTTTTCACTATTAACTCCTTTAGACGCTATTGCATTAATAAAACTTGTTGCCATTCCAAATCCTTTTGCAATCGGATTTGAAGGCGCTACTTCTCGTTTTTTAAATTCTTGATCCATATTATAACCTTTTTGTTTTACCCAAACAGGAACACTACGAGTATTTATATCAGAAACAGGTTTAATCAAATGTTCAATTGTAATTTCCTTTACTGCTTTTGTTGACGGTGTAATTTCTTTTACTGCTTTTGTTGACGGACAATCCGAGCCAGTGCAGGATTTTTCAGAGTTTTTATTTTTATTACAACCACACCCCATATCAATTTATTGGTATAGATCTTACAAGTAAACAATTAGATTCAAGTCGTGGATCAACTAATGAAATCTTTCCATCAGGAAATCCCATACCGTACAAATATTTACTAGTTAAATCTGTAACATTAGGATATCGGGATCTTTCTGCAGTAAAGACGGTAGAAGAAGTAACAATATGATTTTTATTAACAAGCATAGAATTTATTTTAGTTCGTAAAGATAAACTTTGTAAATATTTATTGTGTAAAAATTTTAATTCTGCAAAAGAAGCAAATACCCAATCTAAAAATATATTTGTATTATCAGATATTTCTGGTAAATTTATTTTAGCGTTAAATTTATTTCCTTCATTTCTATTATATTGACCACTAAATACAGAAGTTTTACTAGACAATGATGTATTTTCGGATAGAAATTTACACGGCACTATTGTTGGATATATTAGAATAGCGTATTGAGACGAATCAGAAGACGAATAGATATTCAATCCATCTGATAATGAAATTCCAGATGGTATATAGGTTCCAGCATAGATAGAATTCCATACAATATCTCCGGGTTTAAACGAAGAAAACACAGAACCAGAAACTCCTATTGATTGCCAGTTTCCTTGTATATTTTTAATATACGAATCAACATATCCGGAAACGCAATCTGTTTTTGGTTCAAACAAGCCATAACAGTTAGTTTTTAGTTTAACCTTGCAATCCGGTGTTCTTGAATCAGAATCTTCTGTGTAATTATAACAAGCTCCCCAGTCTACTCCAGCGTCATTTAATGAAAGTATTTCAGAAGCACTCAAAGACATTATCTATTCCTCGGATTTCTGCTTTGACAACTTTCGAGTATCTCAATTTTATTTAAAGCGGGAATATAGATCGTCTTTAAATACGGAAAATATTGTCCTCCTGTTGCAAAACAACTATGATATCCGTATTCTCCTGTCGAACCAATCATGTCATTTCCTTTACAACAAAGACCTTGATTTTGTAATATATCAGAATTTATTGTCTCTCCAATTCTACTTCGAAACTGAATGCTCATATACAATCTCCTGTACTCGATAGAGTAAAAGTTATACTATTATTTATGTGTTTTTTATTAATATCCCATTTTTGGAGGATTGGTAGTTGATGAATAATTTGGAGGATTGGTAGTTGATAAATTTGGATATTTCGGTGAACTGGTATCAGACGTGTTTTTGAGTAATGCATAGTTCGGTTGCCATAAAGTATAAGTAACATTACTATTTATATAGTGTTCTGTTGATATTGCGTTATTTATTGAAGGTAATTGAGTCGAAGGTTGCGATGATGGGGGACAATCCCCACAACTAATTCCTATTGACCAATTGGTGAAGTTTTGCTGCTCCGAGTTACATCCTGCCAGATTCCATAATCTTATCTTCTTATACCAAAAATCAGTTGTGTCATCTATTTCTACATCATTTTCAGTTACTGTAACAGTTTTTCTATATCTCTGTGCAACTTCACCCCAAGTACAACCAGTATCAAATAATATTGCTCCAGCATAACTGGTTTTATCAGAATACCATGGATGACTCGATTCTACAATAAAGTCTTTGTAATCGGATTTATACCTTGCATCTTCTGAGCCTCGTATTAAAAATTGCTTACCGGAATCGGTATCTTTTGTTTTTAGAATTAACCATCTATCTGGTGTCTTATTTGGTATATAAGAAAAACAGAAACTGCCTTGAGAAATTCCTTCACTTTTAATCCAATTCAATGAAGATAAATCTATTTTTTGTTCAGAAAAAGCGACACCGGATCTATTTACATTACTATTACATCCTATAGCAGAAGACGTGTATGTAAAACAATCACAATTAACAGCTCCGCACGTTTCTCCGATACCAACAAAAATTCCTTCAAGTACATCTATACATGTTTGATATGTGGCCTGTACACATGTATCCTTATTTACGCAACATGCACCAGTGACTCCAGAAAGAGGATTACATGAAGTTGGACTACAAGGACTATTTCTCCAATTTCCGTTAAGCATTTCACATTCTGATTCAGTATGTCGATCCAAACAGGTTGCACCAACACAACACGAACCAGTCATGCCAGCACCGCCAACGCCGCCACCACTTAAACAAGGATCCCAACATTCGAATGCGTTGCAACCGTCAGGACCTGTTTGTTCTGGACTCCACCATCTGCCTCCGTATTTTGTGCATAAAAATTTAGATACTCCATCTCGACAAACTCCGTTTATACAACAAGAACCTGCATCGAATATTTCAGTTTCAACGGAACACGCTTCTAAACAAAATTGTCCTTCAGCAGCTTCACAATCTGCTCGATAAACATAATTATTACACGATATTCCTTGATAACAAGAACCTATATCCCAATCAGACTGACATTGTGTAGGGTCGTTCTTAAATCCTCTTCCAAATATTGTTGCTGTCCAATTTTCTCCGTTATTTTTTGTTGTTAATCCGATAACAGTTTCGCCGCAACCCAAGTAATTATTATTGGCTTCAAACCAAACATTTTCTGGGAATTTCCAAATGTAATCCGATTGTGTAATAAGAGTAATAGATTGAATAGTTCCGGTAGTTCCTGGCGCGCCGCTAATGCCTGTAAATCCCATTATGCCGTTCGGAGTGTTGATGTAGAATAAACCACCCTTAGACACGTCGATGTATTCTCCACTTGAACCTCGAGTAGCTGATGGAATAGGTACTATATTGGTTTTAGAAGATATGACAGTATTTAAATCAAAATAATTGTTATTTTTATATCTGAAAAATGTCGAACCCGCAAGAGTTATTCCGGCAAGTCTGTTTGAACCAGTTATACTCGAAAAGTAAACCAATTCTGCTGAGGTAAATCCAGTTGCATTATACGGGGTCAACGAAGAATTAAATACAATCTGATCTGCAGTGTTTTTTACACTCAATGCACCCACAGATGATGTTATAGTTTTAAATTGAAAAGTTAAACCGGCTGTAGTTTGAGTTATTCCTGCAAATAACGAATCAGAACCTAAAGTTATTGCCCGAACTCCATAGAAACTTGAAAGAGTGGCGCCAATTATACTTGGTGCATTAAATTCAACGGTAGAACCGTCATTTAATCCAAAAATTAAATTTCCCCACGGATTTTTTGTTTGAGTTACAGAAGAAATATAAGATGCAGTATTTCCTTTTGTTAACTCACCACAACCGGTTGCGTCTGGTCCAGTGTTACCTGTATTTCCTTGTGGACCAATTGGACCAATAGAACCGGTTGAGCCGGTTGCAAGTATTGAACTAGATCCGATAATACTCATAGTTAATTATTTATCATGACGGACAATCGTCACAAGTTCGATTAAATCCTAAAAATATACCATCATGTTTATGACACTCTTGTGGAGTTGTATTTTCCTGACAACTATTGTTTTTACAACACGGACCAGTAAAATAATCACAACAATTTTCTCCTACACCGCCGCCACCGCTACCACCGCCGCCGCCGCATGCGGAGCATAATTGGACGGCCTTAGTGGCGCAGTCCTGATCCCATTCGATAGTGCAGCAGTCGAGATCGTGCGCACACACCAGGGTCTCGCAGGCGTCGTCGCTGCAACCGGCCGTGCCAGGGTTCGCAACGCAGCAGTCGCTGCCGCCGCTCTGATCACTTTGATTGACCGTTATGGTTTTTGTAGTGTTAGGAGACTGAGTTTCCCGAATTGTTACTGTTCCAAATCTGGGAGACCCATCATTATTTTCTGCAACTTCAATATTAACTAAACTGGCAGTTCCAGCAACTGGATCTACAGTAATCCAAGAACTAGCATCACCACCACTAACAGCAGCAGTCCAATTACAAACTTTAGACGCACCACTCAACAATACTTGTTGACTTCCTCCAGTTCTTGAAAAGTCCAATGTGACTGGGTTGGTGTCGATCGCATTACAAGCACCATCACAAGTCTCCGGACATGGTTCGTCTGTCCATGTACCTCCCACAGATTCACAGTCTAATCGTTCTGATATGAAACACTGAGAACCTTGAAGTTCGCAACATCCAGTGTTTCCGGTAAATTGACACTGATCACAATTGATGCTGGTATTTTTTGCATACAAATTTACTAACCAAGAATTTCCTGAAACAACAGGATAATTCGGAGTCCAATTTGGGAACCACCATTGATTTAACCATTCAGGCAGAAACATAGTTTCTCCCCAGTTCTGGAGCTGACTAGACGTAAAGTTAGGAATCAGAGGCAAAAAGGAAGTATTCTGGTTATCCCAGTCCTCAAATTCTGCGCCATCGGGGAACGGCAGATCATTAAATACCCTGTGTTGAACTTGATTTAATCCATTAGGAAAATATATTGTTTTACTTAAATTTTTGGATGTGTCTTCATCGAAATTGGGATCTCGATAATGTGTCTGCATGGGTTCATCGATTGTCGCATTACTCTTGGATATCCATGCTGTTGCTGTTTCATTCCATACAAGTACTTTTGCAAGAGTATTGTAACTCCAAGTAGTTGGTTCCTTGTCAGTCATCCAAGGATACTTCATCGAAAGATTGCCTCCGATGTGATACGATGCAAACGGCCAAGATTTTTGATAAAATATAGGACTTTCCAACGAACAATCTACTTGACACGGATGCCAAGTTACTCCTAAAGTGACTCCTGACGGCTCTGAACACGGTATTGGCTCAATAGTAGAGTGCGGTTGTAGTTGTTGATTGTTTTTGGGCCAGTGTTTCTCTTCTATATCGTTTAAGGGTTTATTGTATCTTGGTCCCCAACAAAGAACTTGTCTTTTGGTTTGGATTGTATTCGTACGCCCTTGTATATTGTACGATAATACAGCACAACTGTTTCCACTAGAACCAGCAGATATCCATTCCCATGATGCGTTTTGTAACACACCCGTGGAGGCCTCAATTAGTCTTGCAATATTCAAAGCTGATAAAACGAATATATTGGGCATTTCTGCAGTACCGCTGTTCCAGATAGGATGATCCGAATGACCGAATGTGACTCCAGTTCTGAAACAACCAGTAAATCCAGTAGATAAAAAAGGATTGCAAATATACGGATTAACTATAAGAGGATCACCATTAGGATTCGTTTCTTCTTCTTCTTTACCAAGAGTAACACACCATCTGCATATGTCATTGTATACATCAGGAACTCGGAATTCTATGGGTGGTCCTAGCTGGACCTCAGCAGTCAATCCTATTTCGTATACAAAATCTTTCTTAGTGTATACTAATTTTGAAATCGCCGAGGTAGGAGTACCCACCACCCCCGGATTAGTAGGATTTAATATAAGCGTTCCTATATCATCTATTAACAAGTTTTCAGTAGACCAGTTATTCCCAGTTGAAATATTAGCCGCATTAGAACCAGAAAACTGAAACAACCATTCAATTTTTTCTCGTCTGTTTGTATTAAGATTTTCTCGTAATTGACTCCAATTATTGGGAGTATTATCATGATACTTAACATTAGCTTCATCAATATTATCTAGTCGGGCAAGAGAAACTAATCCGTGCTGATTTCCTAAAGAAACTTGTTTGAAATATACTTGAGACGGACTCAGACGATCCTCATTACATTCGTGTCCTGTCCATCCCAGATATCCTTCCCATTGTCTATCTCGACAAATATATTGTCCACTAAATCCATCGCATCCAGTAAATCCTTTAAAAAATTTAGAGGGATACAAGTGATGTGCAGCCCTCCAAATTAACAGATCTGGCCTAACTCCAAAAACTCCTTTAGGAACATCTTGATAATTTGCCTGCCATGTTGTTCCAGTTAAAGTTCCAAAATCGTCAAATCCTTCACTGACTCTGAAATAGTTCATTCCAAACGATCTGTAACCTTTTGGATTGGTCCAGACTGTGGCAAATATATCTCCTTCCGATGTTGTTCCCATTCCAGCAACAGTTCCTGCTGCAGATTTATTTCCACTGATGTAAAACGGTCTATCTGTCCAGTCACCAGTCAATGAATTCAAAACTGTGTTGGCTCCAGCTAGAATCCCCTCTTGAAGTATTTCGTCATTTTGTTTAGATTTTTCCCATAAAATTATATCAGATGGCCAAGGAATATTCGGATCTGGATTTTCTGTAAAATAATTATCATACGGAAAAGTACATCTTTCCCATGTTTGAATACATCCTCCACTGTTTATAATTGCACCATACGATTGACCGTGTGCCACTTGAAGATAATCTGGTTGTTGGCCAAATCCTCCATCGGGGATGTATTCGTATCGAATTTTATGTGGAATCGCCGATCCGCTTATTCCAATAAATTGATTATATGTTGTTCCGTGTCTCCAATGATTTAACAGATATAACGAGCCGTACGGATTTGTTGATACCATTCGAACTGGACTGGTTCCCATATTATTGAAGTTTTTTCCAGCAATACCCTTTACGTTAATCGATACTTGGTTACTAGGCTGTGTGCTGTCTATAAGAAACGTACTACCTGTAGCACCAGTATATTGTAAATTTTCTATTATTTTATACCACTCATCGTCGCCGCACCTGGTGTCACACACCTCAGGACAACCATCAATTATTTCCTGACATTTTCCGCTTACGGTTTGTTTAGAAGGACACTTTTGAGTACACCATGTATTTAAAGTACCAGGAATAAATGGATATCTCCACGTTGGAAGTATTGGATCATCAGTTACTGCGTGATATCCTTTTCCTTTTGGTGGGGGATACATAATTTTCATGCCGCCACCCACAGTGCCCCTAAACCAGCAGTCATACTCGATCGGGTCTCCGGGTGGACAATAACCGGTCGTGGTACAGCACTTGCCCTGCAGGGCAAGGATGGCAGGAAAACCGAAGCACGATGGCTGACAAATATTAACCCCGCCCCATATGCAGGGGGTATAGTTCTTGGTGCTACATTGGCTCGGTGGACCTATACAGCCGACTCCGGGAGTCATTAACAGGTTTCTCCACTAAACCAAACTCCACCAGGAAACAACAGGAAACATTCTGATTCGGTTTTTTCAAAACATTTTCCTTTATAACAACATTTACCTATTTCACAAGTAAAACAAAGATCGTTTGGACACTTCTCCATAATTCCCTCGTATACTTCGCATTTGACGTTGCCAGGTACTCCCATCATACGCAAACACTCGGATTCAAAAGTATTTATACAAGTAATACCATTTGTTGCGTAATCATAAAGACAACACGCTTTTAAACTTGCAAATACTTCTTCTCGTGTGCTGCAAGGATTTGAACTCCAAGATCCTCCGATACTCAAACAATAATCTTTTCCTAAAAAGTCTACACATCGTTTTCTAGGATCTTGCATATCAGCAATCCAACAAGATCCTAATGTGGCACCACCAGTCAACAAGGTTGCTGTTGACCCTGTAGTATAATCGGCGGACAGAAAGGGAATTCTCCAGTCTTCTCCGCCAGGATTACTAATTACCATTCCGGGTTGATATACACCTCCTGTAAAACCAATAACAGGTCTAACTACAGTCACGTTTCCACCAACACCAGTAATTCCTATTGCTTGAGTATTAGTAATACTAGAAATTAACTCATTAGTATAATTATCAGCTGTAGCAGTTGAACTGAAAGAATCCAATTCTAATAAAGATCGACCAGTATACGAAAGTCTGTTTCCATTCCAATTAGTACCAGTGGCACCGGAAACAATAATATTGTTTATTTTATTTACATACGCTAATTGACCAGTTATTCCAGACAACGGAATAACATTCGTCGTAGCCGTGAGTGTTACAGTATCCGAAGAATTTTTAACTGTAATATTAATAAAAGTCAATCCAAAAAATTCAAGTTTTTTTGGATTACTAGGATTTGCACTAAATGTTACAGATTTCAATTCATTTTCTAAAGGATTAAATGTTCTAAAGATTTGTTGACCGTTTGTAGTGGCACCTTGTATATTCCATTCGGATAAATTATTAAAAGTTGTTCCGGTTGCGCCTCTAATAATTTCATTGTTTATTGTGACAGCAGAACCTGCTGTGCCGAAAGAAATAACAATATCGTCATTATCAACAGTTATTCCTATAATTCCCAAACCAGTGTTTCCAGGCAAACAACTTCCTGCGGCACCAGTGGCACCGGTAGCTCCAGTTGGACCCGTTGGACCTGTTGGTCCGAATGATCCGTCCAATACCCATATTGGAACTATTCCACTGCCTTCATAAGAATTCGGCATTATCTGTTAACCTCCCATATTGCAGAATATTTAGTAGAAGAAAGGTATCGACCATCACACCTAACCATTCGCATAGGTCTAACTTTTGCTGTTTCTAGTCTGTCTCTTAAATAAAAGTTTAAATTATTGAAATTAACAGACCAAGCAACTGTACCGATAGAGGCAGTAATTCCATCTGATATACCTTCTCCTGTTTTGTAATTGTGAGCACCAGTAGAAGTCCAATGAATATCAGAAAGAGGTTCTGCACCAGCAGCAACAAGATTTTCATTTAATCTGTTATGTCTAATCTGATATGCAATAAATGCCCATTGATTTACTGCCGGAATAAACCAATCTGATGTTGCAAGATGTTTTCTGCTGCTATTTTGATTCAATTCAATTATAGCCTCACTCATGGTTTTCATTGAAATGGTATTAAATTTTTCTCCCTTGTCGTATAAACTAGGATAAAGATAGGCATCATATGATATTCCTACATCATTAAATAATTTTGCATTTACTAATCGTATGGTATTATACAACCCCCAATCCATAGACCATCTGCCCCAGGCACCGTGTTCAGACCTAGTAGTCAATCTGGTAATTGGATTATCTGCCGGGCTTCTTTTTTTGCAATAAAACGTGGCATTTTCATTAATAATAGAATTATTTGTATTATCCGTTAGTCCACTGTTATATACATATCCTTCATTTCTTAAGGCTAATCCAATAGTATCTGTTTCTATTATTCTACCAAATCTGTCGAATAAAGGACCCCATGAATTTCCTCCTGCACACCAAGTATAACGACTTTTAGTGATGTCATTGGATAACGATTCCTTAGACATAATCATGATGTACGAGTCGTCTATCGAACACAAGTCAGAGTGAATGAATCCGTATCCTCTTCCGTCTACTAGTGGAGTATAAGTTACAGATTGAGGATCAGGATTAGTAATAAGATTTAAATTGATTCGAGAGGAAAATGCAGAATTTCCCCAACACAAAGATCTACCAGGTTGATAAATTCCGACGACAACTCCGTCTTCGAATAAATCACCAATTTTTAATTTTTCTGTTGGTATAGAGTCCAAACACGGAAGTCGATCTGTTTCACATGTAAATTCCCAACATCGTTTTCCTTTTCCTAAATATAAACTTTTGTTTTCAACACAATAAGTTCCAGTGATACCATCGTTACAGGTTACTCCGTTACAACATCCTCCTGTTCCTTCGATACAAATTCCATTGCTGCATATAGTACCGTTTCCCTGATAAAAGAATTGACTGTTTTCGCAATCTTCTTTTGTAGTTTCCTTGCATAGTCCGTTGCCGTTGCAACAGGCACCTTGTATTGGTTGTCTTGATGCCTCAGACTGAAAAACGTATTCACATTTTCTTTCTTTACATGAAACAACAGACCAATCAAATTTAAAATTAAATGATTGGGCTAACGCCTGACATGCTGAAAATGTTGAAGTTTGACACGGAAGTATTGTTCTGTTTTCAGGATCCCATAAACAACAACTTCCACTCAGTCCAGAAGCTGAGCCACATGTTATTCCTTCTACGAACACTCCTTTGTATCGACTCTGGCATTTTTCTGCATTTGTTGAGATACATACTGGTCCTGTTGGTCCTTCGTAAAGACAAGATCCGTTTATATTTAATGCACTAAGAGGATTGCTGGATTGTTTTCCCATAATTTATCCTTCTAAACACGGTCGTTCAAATGTTATTCCTGGTAGTGGGTCACATAGAGGATACAGTGATAATGCATCCCCCCAATTGCTTAAAAATGTACTTAAATCTGAGCTATTGACTATTTTGTCGCCATTTAAATCTAATTGCTGACACTCCAACCAATTATCACTCTCAGGAGTCGAGAGGTTACAAGGAAAAAATGGTCCTGTGGTCTTGACCGTTGGAAAGACGAGATTTATGATATCTTGTTTGCTATTAATATCATTAGATATTCCTAAACCACTACAAGAAACGTACCAATTTTTGCCGTAACTGATTGCAGAATACACATTTACTCCTGACATAGGAGATGGAATAATTAAAGGAAGCCATACTTTATTAACGCTATCATTTGTTGTTTTAAACGTAAGATCTCCAGTATATCCTGTGTTTCCTCTTGGAACAATAATGGTTATTCCTCTGCTTTCAGATGAAGAAATATCCGATCCATTTATGACTATTGTAGTTGAACTGATCTCGGGATCGTAATTTGGAGTTAATTGAAAAACAGTTGCAGTGCTAGTGTCCAGAGTATATTCTAAACCAGTACTCTCCTGCTCTCCATTGATTAGTGTTATTCCTTCTTGATATTTTGCTATTTTCCACTCCAGTGTATTGTCTTGGTTATTCCATTTAGTATTAGTGGCTCCAGCGAATGAAGTTGTTCCGGTTCCTACAATCAGTCTATTGATTTCAGAATCGTTTAAAGTAAATCCAATAGAACCCAAATAACTTATTTCTATTAAAGTTCCTGCCTCATTCAATGTAATTCCTAGAGTATCAGGTGTAGTTGTAATTAAATTTCTAAGAATCAAAGAATCGCTACTCGTGGTTACAACATTATTCGTAACACCAAGTTGAGGATTTCTTATTACCCCAACCAAAACACCATTAGCAGGACCAGTTGCACCAAATTGTGCAATCCATGGACCTGTCAGACCTTTAATAGATCCGCTTTGTTTGGTTGATCCGTCTTCCCATTCAAAAACGAGTCGAAAATCGGAAAAACTTATTCCAATAATAGAAGATCCAGTGTCTCCGTATACATTGGATCCCGCGGCACCAGTAGCCCCTATAGGTCCTATTGGGCCGGTCGGTCCAGTCGATCCTGTCGATCCAAAACTATAAATAGGAAATAAGAAACTGGACATTTCAAGATATTATTCTATTTTATTATATTACTCTCATTACTGTTTTAGGAATTGAACACGCATTAGAGAATCCTGAGTCATCTGTACCAGCCGGACTGTATGGAGACGAGTAATCCGGTAAATGAATTCCCACGACAGATTTTAAAAATCCATCTTGACTTAATTTAATATTCCCAGTTTCCTGCTCGAGGAGTCCTTCAGGAATACTAGAAAAGAATTTGATTCCATTCCATGTGTCGTCACTACATGTGTTGGTGGGATAAGGATTCCATGTCGTGTTATTTGTCCATTGTCTGATAGTCCATGGCCAGTCTATGATATTATTATCACTAGTATTAAATCTTCCGGGAATTCTAGAAACATTAGAAAAAAATGAATTAAGATTTATTTCATCTAAGTTCCAAATTCCATTTTTTATTGCCATGGTTGGAGAATATATAAACAGATATCTCATATTAGATAGATGGTCCGCTAGTACAAATCCTATTTCCTGCCATTTGTCTACATTACTAGATGATATACTATTGCTATCTCTTGAATGTGAAGTCATCCAATTTGAATATATTGGAATGTATCCCTTCGGCGCATCCTCCACGGTGACCGGCCTACACTCAAAAAATCCGCCCGCACCCCCGCCCTCGAATGTTTTTATTTTGTTGGGAAACGCCGAAGAATCGCACTGTCCAGTTCTGCAGAATCCGGACGCACTCTCAATATCTAAAATAAAACCAGGAAGATAAAAAGAAGTTAAAATTTGCCGCTTGAACGCATTGTGGGAGAACTGGTCGCCTGAATTGGTCAGTATTTCAGACACATAATCAAAATTTAATCCGCTACCTAAT